CGTGGTGCTTGGTAGCTAGGTCTTTAGCCTGATCCGCTGCCATGTGGCTTGTAGCGGGATCGGTATTGCGTACACGCGGGAACAACAAGTTAGGAAAATACTTATCAAGCATCATTTTTTTATCCATTCATAGTAAAGGTTGTTTTCATGTGCCCTCACTTCTACTACTTGAAACTCAGCAGAAAAAGCCCTCACAATTGCCGCTGATTCGGGCATGGCTGCTGCCCGTTCTTCTCGCGTCATTCCTTGCACGCGCACTGCTGTTGCTACCCTATCCTGCCACTTCATTTTGCTTCTCTACAGCTTTGCGGGCTTCCATCTCCCGAATATCCATTGCGGCATCTGCTACACCATGCCAATCAGCCTGGCGCACTTTCAGCATGAGATACGCTTGCATGATCTCTAAGTCAGTCATCGCTGCACCTGTTTGTTTTTCATACCATCAAGAATCGCTTTGATCTTTGCCTTGTTGCGGGAAATTTCCTCCGGTGTAATCTTGGCTTCCAACATTACCGACGGTGTCCAATGTGACCGGCACAGCTCCACGAATTGAGGCAACGTCGGCGGTTCAAGTGGCAGACTATCCAAAGCCCGCTTGATCGTGTCAGGACGCTGATTTGCGAGCTTCTCAGCCCATATCTGCAAAGCATTCACAATCCCAACATCCTCGCCATCAACTATCTGGCCCGTCGTCCACATCCGTAACCACTTTGAGCCGTAGTGGGCGTGCATGACTTGAAAGATTTTCTTGATCCACGCATCCGGCAACTTCTCTTTCATGGCGCACACCTCCAAAAATTGATGATCCAGTAGTTGTCAACGATTCGTGATAGCTGCCTTTCTTTTGCAGCCACTCAGCCTTAAATCCCGTCCACCCTCTTGCACACATCTCTTGCAATGCAGCCTGTAGTGTTAAACCTGCTTTCTCAGCCTCACGCTCAATCCCTTGCAAAGCGGTTTTGGTTACCGCAGCACGCTTGGATTTTCTGAGAGACAAGAAATCTTTCCACACCGATTCTGATACGCCTTCAGGCGGCGTATTTATTACTGGTGACTGGTGTTTGGTGACTGGTGACTGGTGAGCATTGCCTTCGCTATGCGTTCGCATTGCGTTCGCATTGCCATCGGACTGCGTTGGCACTTTGCTCCAACGAGCATTTGCACTATGACGAGCCTTGTCTTGTTTCTCTCTGAACCGAGCAATTTCCTGATCGCACCTTTTATTGTGCCAATGCCCATCTTCCAAGAAAAAAAACTCTGCGAGCACCACATCAACAGCTTTTCGCTCCTCGCGGGTGCGGCAACCTATCAACCTTTGTATGGCTGAAACGTCACCTGGAAGCGGGCTTTCCTCGGCATAGTATTTTCGGATCATCCGCAGATACGCGGCATCCTCAAGAAAAGTAAGGTGCGCGGTTGCTTGCGCGTAATCGCCTAAGTGGTGCTCGTAGTAGTTCATGGCATCCCTAAAAACAAAAACCCTCTAGTGGGGAGGCGGTTGGAAGCCTGCACAAACACAGGTTGCCATCCCCACTGGAGGGTTCTTGTGCTTGTGTTCGCGCTTCCAACGCGGCCCGGTCTTTTTCTCGGACAACAGTAGACTCCCATAAAACGCGGGCCGTGTCAACTACTGCTGTGGGACGATTTCAGCCACCATCTGCTCGACGGGGATGTAATCAGTAGGGTTGACCTTCAGAGCGCCGTTTGTGACCACCTGGAGCTTGTATGCCATGCCCTCGGGGATTTGCCCACGCTTCGCCCACTGGCTCACTGCCTGGCTCGTAATGCCCAATGCCTCGGCTAGTTTGCGACGGTTGCCAAAGTGCTGTTCTGCTTCTGCGATTTTCATGATGTTCCTTGTATGGTTAAAGATAACTTGCAAAGCATCCTAACCTGTGTCAATCTATCTTGTCAAGCGGAATTGATTTAGTTAAGAATACTTTACAATTTTCCTTTACAACAATGCTTGACATTGTGCCACTAGCTAAGTAAAGTCCGTCTTGCAGTAATTGACAACAACAGGAGACACAAATGAACCTCTGCAAACATTGCAAGCACTACAAGAAAAACGCCGACAACATCGAGGCATCCGAATGCACACGCAAGCCGCAGTTCTCACCTATTAGTGGACACGTGCTGCCGACTTTCTGCAACCTTGAGCGTGCTGCCTGGGGAACGTGCAAACCCGAAGGAATCCATTGGGCGCTGCCGGAAGCCACGATGGACGATTGGGACAAGACGCGGGAATGGGAGCGTTGGGTAGATCGCGGCGACTACGACTATGACGTTTTTTCACGCAAACTGAGGCAAGGCACATGAACGGCGACCGCGCAGTAGCCATCGGCTTCACCATCATTTTTTTACTGATTGTTATGGGAGTGCTGTCATGAGCGTCTACACAAAACTAATGCAGGCACGGTTGTTCCTGCAAGCCACAAAGCTGAACAAGTCGGGCGAGAACAAGTTTGCCGGGTACAAGTATTTCGAGCTAGGCGACTTCTTGCCTACGGTGCAGGAGATTTTTCACAACCTTGGACTGTGCGGAGTTGTCAGCTACACCGCCGACATTGCCCGTTTGACCATCATCGACACCGAAGATGGCTCGCAACTCGAGATCACTTCGCCAATGGGTAGCGCCGCCTTGAAGGGATGCCACGAAGTGCAAAACATCGGGGCAGTCGAAACCTACCAGCGCCGCTATCTTTGGGTCACGGCAATGGAAATCGTCGAGCATGATGTGCTGGATGCAACTAACGGCAAGGATGCCCCCGCAAAGCGCTTAGATTCGCTTAACACGCACTTGGACGCTATCGCCGCAGTTACGACACAGGATGCGCTGAAAACGGCTTATACGCTTGCCTACAAAGCCGCCAAGGAAGTCAACGACACCGAGGCCATGACAGCAATCGTCGCTGACAAGAATTCCCGCAAGTCGGCAATGGAGGAGGCATGAAAGTTTTGTCAATGGAGCAAGGCACGCCGGAATGGTTAGCTGCCCGCGCCGGTAAGGTTACGGCCTCAAGGATCAACGATGTGATGGCGGCTAAGACTACAGCGGCTTATCGGGACTATCGGGCGCAGATCGTGGCTGAGATTCTGACGGGTCAACCCCAGGAATCGGGTTTTACCAATGCCGCTATGCAATGGGGGACTGACAAAGAACCGTTAGCTCGCGCCGAATATGAAATGTTTTGCGCTTGGACGGTGGATGAAGTCGGGCTAGTTCCGCATCCGACGATTGAAAAAGGAGCAGCTTCGCCCGATGGCTTAGTGTCTACCGATGGCTTAGTGGAAATTAAGTGCCCAAAGACTTCCACGCACCTGCAAACGTTGTTAGATAAGAAACAGCCGCGGCAGTACGAGAATCAGATGCTTTGGCAGATGGCTTGCACAGGTCGGCAGTGGTGCGACTTTGTATCCTACGATCCAAGACTGCCCGAAGATTTGCAGTTGTTTGTTCACCGGTTCGACCGCGATGAGAAACGCATCGAGGAAATCGAAGCAGCAGTAAAGCAGTTCCTGACTGAAGTAAATGAAATGATTGACAACATCAAGGAGAAAAAATAATGGCTTACATACCGAAACCCGGCTCATTCACTCTGTTTAAGAACGCCAAAAAAGAAACCGACAATCACCCTGATTACAGGGGTGACGGTCTTGACTTGATGGGCGAACCGATATGGGTCAGCGCCTGGCTGCGTGAGGGCGCAAAGGGCAAGTTTATGAGCTGCTCAATACAGCACAAGAACAAGGATCAGCCCAAGCAGAAAAAGGCTGATCCTAGCAATATGTCGGACTTAGATGACAACATTCCTTTCTAGTCAACGGGGGAAAGTTGGTTAGCAATCCCGGCAGCCGGACAACCGATATGCAAACTGCCTTGCAAGATCGGGCTAACACAACAAGTACCCCACCATTAAGGGGGAAAGCATCGGAGTCTTGCGACTTCGCAGGGTAGCGCATCCGGTGCAAGTACCCCACCACCAAAGGTTCACTATGGATGAACAAGCCCAAACTGTATCTTGCACTCAACTGTTAGCCAATGTCGTCACGCTTGCAGTTATTGATGCTTGCCTGAAACCAGTCAAACGTAAGGATTCATCACGGCACAAAGTT